CACTTGCGTGGAAATGCGGAAAAAGGCAGCCGATGCAAGTCGGTGAGTACGGTGGGGGGTCGCGCCCCTGTCCGGAAAACTGGCCCAGAGTCGGTGACAAAGCTAGCGTCGTGCGGCGCGAAAGGGCAGTTTGAAACTTCTGTCCGTAGAGTGAGCGAAAACCGCACCAACCGTCCGGCCGGTAAGAATAGTCGAGGCGAGGCCCGCGCTGAATCGGGCTCCACATTCCCCTTGACTAAGGTTTACGAGGATGGACGCAATGTCAAGTTCGCTGATTTGAAAGCGATGCAGCGTTTCAATTCTTGGGTGGTGTCCAATGCATCTTTGATCGATCCGGGCACCATACGTACTTGTAGGGAATGTGGTCATACCGGTCTGACCCTCTGTGAGCATCGAGTGGAGGAAATTCAGATCGATGAGCATCCAGGAGGGCATTTGCCCGAGCTAATCAGGTATGGTGTTGCTAATTATTACCCCGGCCACGCAAACAATCATGATTTGTGTGGTTTTGAGAACGAGGGTATTAACGACGATTTTTTGATCATTCGTTGTTATAATTACATCACCATGAACATGCAGACTTCTTATCTCGTCTCAGGAGTGGAAAGTCGCAGTTTAAGGCTCGCGCATTGCCATCGTTTGATGCTAAGGTGGTTGGATAGTAGTGCAAACTATCGTCGTAGAGCAGAGGAGGACACTCAGTTCAAGGCGAGGTGCATGAATACTGTCCAACGTGCGTGCGATAATGCTGAAAATGGCATGTTGTACGCCTATACGGACCCGAGCAGGGGTTTTGGTCGAGCCTGGTTGCCCGAATTCTTGCTTTTGTTCGTGGTCCTCGTGACATTTGTGGGCGCAGTAATCTGGTGGGGCAGTTTCCAAAACTATTCCCCCGGACTTGCTGCCAGTACATGCTCCCGGAATTGCGGTCTGCAGGCGTTTCTTGGTGGAAACGTCCTAAGCTGCGCGTTCGGGGTTGTCGAAGACGTGTGCCTGAGGGGCGAGATGACTGCATTGGAAAGAGTTGCCTTGCAGTGTTTCGGCCTGAACAGCACAGTTACCCGCTTTTAGATCGAGGACCCCTCGAGGTTATGTCAAACTGCCCTCATAACCTCGAGGCTGCACTGTTGGGCAGGTGGTTTCCGGAGGTGCCGGAAATGAGCAGAAATCTCAACCTTGAATTGGTCAAGAAGATCGTGGCCTATCTCGTGAGGCAATTGCGAAAGTACTACAAACCCGAGTTTTCATTTAGTGCGTATGTGAAAGCTAAGAAAGGTGGTAGTAGGAAGAGATTTCTTAAAGCGTACAATCAACTACTCAAACAAGCTCATATTGGGTTGGCTGATGTCTGTTCTTTTGAAACATTCGTTAAGAACGAACGATATTTCGAAGAAGGCAAGAAGCCCAGGTTGATTATGGGTGTTGACCCCCGGTATTCCGTGCTTCAAGCAAGGTTTGTCGCTAGGATGGAAGATGCGTTCTTCCAGTTGCCGCAGGTTGCTAATAAATGTGATTATTACGACTGCGGAGATAAATTTGCCAAGTTGTTAGGTGCTTGGATGGCCGAAAATGACATGTCGTCTTTTGAAGGCTCACAGCGCGAGTTTCACGCGTTTGTTGAGTGGATAATTGATGACATGATGTTAGAGGAATTCGAGAAGGAAGACAACTTGCTAATTTATGCTGCACAGTGTGACAAGCGTGGAACAGCCGGTGAGACTTTGAAGTTCGTCATGAAATGGATGATGGGCTCTGGTCTCCTGAACACTAGTTTAGGCAATGGTAAGAAGAATTATGTGCCGACTATGTATTTTCAAATTTTGAATTGGTGCCCTCGTGGCGCTGATTGTCTTTTTGAAGACTGTGGCTGTCTTTTTGACAAGTTCGTCCTCAAGGGCGATGACAGCTACATGAAAATACCTGTCGGTGCACAAATCACTAACTATTACCTGGATTGGGGTTACAAAACCAAGATGGTGCTCCGCCAAGATCCAGCGGAGACTGAATTTTGCTCTGGGAAGTTTGTTCGCTTGGCCAACGGCGACTACTATTATGTCCAGAAGTTGCGCAAGATGCTTGAATCACTCTCTGTTGTCATCAACAGCGATGTGGTTGACAACGGGTGGGTGGCTCATTACTACCGCTCGCTGGGCGACATGTATGCGCAGCTTTATCGGAACATCCCAGTCTATGAAGATCTAGCAAAATTCCTCCAAACGGCCTCTGCCAAACTCCGTATCAATGTTCACCTTGTTGATGAGAGTTTTGGAGCCCATGAAGCATATTCTAACTTTCGACGTAATGCATCAGAAGTAGACGTCAACACGCAGACTATGCTTGATGTGGCCCATGTCAACGACTTGTCGTTGGCTGAGTGTGAGGCCTTGATGCAATTTTTCCGCACATCGGCAATTCAATTGCCCCAACATCTTCATCGCCGGTGTAATAGGAGAAATAGACGTGTTGACGCAGTCGACGATATTGATGATGAGGTCATCTACCAGTTTGATCGTGAAACCCTAAGTCCATGGAGTTTCTCGGTCGTCCAAAAATTCCGCCTTGCTGCGGATTCTGGTGAATGGTGGCCAATTCTAAGGGACTCTTGTCCCCTGGAATTCTAACTCTCATCCGCCCGGGGGCCTTAAACTCCGGGTGAACGTCGACTAACAGCC